CCCGCCAATTCCGGCGGCAGCGGCGGCTTTGGCTGGGGCGATAACGGCGCATGGTGGCTCATTGTTTTGTTCCTGTTTATCTTTGCGGGTGGTTGGGGCAACGGCTTCGGCAACGGCGGCGGTGGCGGCGTGATGGATGGCTATGTCCTGACGTCCGATTTTGCCAACGTGGAGCGCAAAATTGACGGCGTGAACGATGGCCTGTGCAACGGTTTTTACCAGCAGGCGCAGCTCATCAACAACACCAACATGGCAATGGCAAACGGCTTCGGACAGGCCGAGCTTTCCCGCGCCAACCAGCAGGCGGCTCTTATGCAGCAGTTGACTGCCATGCAGATGCAGGCCGCTGAATGCTGCTGCAACACCCAGCGCAGCATCGAGGGCGTGCGCTATGATATGGCGGCGCAGGCTTGCGACACCCGGAACACGGTGCAGAACGCCACCCGGGACATCATCGACAACGCCAACAGCAACAGCCGCGCGATCCTCGATTTCCTGACCCAGAGCAAGCTGCAGGATCTCCAGAGCGAGAATCAGGGCTTGAAGCTGGCCGCATCTCAGGCGGCACAGAACAGCTATCTTGTGTCTCAGCTCCGGCCGTCTCCCATTCCGGCCTACACGGTGCAGAACCCCTATTGCTGCAACCAGTTCGCCGGTTGCGGTTGCTGAAAACTGCATAGCGTAGCTTTTTGCCGATAATGGCAAAATGGTCGGCCCCGTGTCGATGCTAAACCAAAGCGGCGGGGCAATAGCCCTGCCGCTGTATTTTTAGAAAGGACTGAACGCATGAAAACGATTGACGAGTTGAAACAAGAGTTTTTGGACTACTTGGCTACTATGGATAAGTCCAAAATGAGTATGTTTGAGCTTACAAATTATGCCGACTTGTTGCATAAAGCCGACTTGCTTTTTAAGCCAGACTATGTAGATATGTTCGCAAAAGGGTTTGTTCCCCCTTTTGCAGCAACAACTTTGACGAAGGAGGAAAAGGGAAATGGCTGAATATATTAATGCTGGCGTTGTTACCGTTCCGGCTGGCCAGAATGTGCCGATGATTGCGACGGCTGCTTGCAGTAAGCCCTGCATCGTACACCGCGATGGCAGTGGCCTTGTTACCCTTCGCGGACTGACGCAGCAGTGCAAGGCGCGCTTTAAGGTGAGCTTTGGTGCAAATATTGCCGTTCCCACGGGTGGAACGGTAGGTGCGATTACCACGGCGCTTGCTGTCAACGGTGAAGCGCTCAACAGCGCTACAGCGACCGTCACACCTGCTGCGGTGGAAAACTATTTTAACGTCTACGTCAGCGCTATTGTGGAAGTTCCGCGTGGCTGCTGCGTGACTGTGGCAGCGAAGAACACCAGCGCGGAGGCGGTCAGCTTTGCCAATAGCAACCTGACCATCGACCGTGTGAGCTGAGAAAGGAGAACACAATGGGAATGAAATCTATGTATGAACTGCGGGATATGCTCTGCAAGGAGCTGGACGAACTGATCCGCAAGGGCGAGCTGGGGGCCGGTGATCTGGACATTGCCCACAAGCTGACGGACACCATCAAAAACATCGACAAGATCGAGGCGATGGACGAGCGCGGCTATTCCGGGCGGTATCTGGACGATGATATGCGCGGTTACAGCCGTGGCAGTTCCTACGCGCGTCGGCACTACGTCCGCGGCCATTACAGCCGCACGGATGGCCGGGAGGCTATGCGCCGCCAGCTCCGGGATATGCTGGACGATGCCGATGATGATACCATTCGCAGCGCGATCCAGCGCTGCATGGACGCCGTGGAGGGGTAAGGGGGTGCGGCCCCATGATCGATGAGCAGGAGTTATCCTTGTGGATCAAGCGGCTGGAGGCTGAGCCGTCCAGTTGGAAAAACTATGAGCGGCTGTCGATCCTTTACGCCATCCGGTCCCAGCTCAACCTTACCGCTTCGGCGGAAAAATCCTTAACCAGGCGGGACGTGTTACTCCGCTGGAAAATGGATTTCACAAAAGCCGAAGCGGAAAAATGGGCAGCGGGGTTGGAAAACTCCGACGGCACTACTGGCCCACATTGGCCCATTGAGCAGACCAGCGCTTTGGCGGACAGCATGGGGATCTCTGCAGAGCAGGTACCCCCGTGGTGCTGGTGGATCGCCGTGAACATGATGTACGCCGATTACAGCGAGGTAGCGCTGCACTATGGGATCAAGACCGTTGGCTTTTTTGGCGAGATGGCGCAAGCATTTTTGTTTGATAAAGACGGCCCCGGTTTCCGGGACAAGCTGGCTGCCTACTATTTCGGAATCGTCAAGGCTGGGAAGTAGAGCCGACTGTGTTCAGCACTGTGTTTACGCATTGCTTTATAACCGTTTCTATCTGGCTCTAACAGTTAGTTTAAAACGGCGAAAAACCGCTGAAATTGCAAGCATTGCAAGCAATTTCAACGGTTTTTCATTTGGCGCGGAAGGAGGGATTTGAACCCTATTCTTTCCGGCTGTTTTCAACGGTCTACTGGTTTCTGTGTTCAAAAATATGTTCAAGCGAAAAATATGTGTTCAGAAGCCCTTTTCCATTTTTTCCGCAGCGGCCTTGAGCTGGCCGTCCCGGACGTGGGTGTAGATGTCCATGGTGGTGGACAGCTGGGCGTGGCCAAGGAGCACCTGCGCCGTTTTGGGATCCACGCCGCTTTCCAGCAGGGCGGTGGCGTAGCCGTGCCGGATCTGGTGCGGCGTGACGGTGACGCCGCTGGCGTCCCGGTAGGCATCGTACAGCGCAGTAAAATGATCGTTTGTCAGGAGGCTGCCGTCCGGCTCCGCAAACAGGTAGCCTTTCCCCAGCTTTTTCGGGAGCAGCTTGGCCAGCGCCGGAAGCAGCGGAACGTCCCGGCATCCGGCGTCAGACTTCGGCTGTTTGATGTGGGGCGAGTTGCCTACATGATACACGGATTTTTTGATGTGCACAAGATTTTTTTTTCGATCAATGTCGGCGCCGGTGAGGGCCAGCGCCTCGCCCCGGCGGCAGCCGGTGTAATAGACGAGGAAGGCAAACAAGCCGAAGGGGAGGCCTGCGCCTTTTTTTATGAGTTCGATCTGCTCCGGAGGGGGCGCGTCCCGGTGGGTCTGCGTCAGGTTCCGGGGCGGCTTTACGGCGCTGGCCGGGTTGTAGCTCACAATGCCGTCCACTTCGGCCTTGCGGAAGATCTGCCGGATGATCTGCAACTGGGTCACCACGGTCTTCCGGGCGCGGGTGGCGGAGAAGTCCTTGATATACTGGTCGATCTCCTTCGCGGTGATCTCGCCGGGGGCCCGTCTGGCAAATTCCTTCTTGGCCCGGGCCAACGCCGGACGGTAACTTTTTTGGGTGTTGTGCTCCAAGGTCGGCTCGATCTCCGCCCACCATGCGTCTGCGATTTTCTCAAATGTGGCTGCCTTTTCCGTTTTGATGCGGTCAGCCTCCCGGTCGAAGGCCTTGATCTTCGACCAGACCTCCTTGTCGGTCTTCCCCCGGAAAGCCTTACGCTTGCCGTTGATCCGGAGGATGGTCTCGTGGAGGCCGTCAGGCCGAATGTAGTATTTCGGGTATCTGGCCATGGGTCACCCTCGCCAGAAGCCAATCTGGACGCAATGGAAGTCCAGATACAGCGCGTACATGGCAACCAGACACAGAAGCACCAGCAGGGCGGCGATGATTCGGTTCCGAGTACGGACACCATCCATCATGATCTTCATGGTTTTATCGTTATCGACCAGATGCTTTTCCAGCTCCTTCTTGTGGGCGCGGAGTGTATCATTTTTAGCGCTGAGGACTTCCTCCGACATGGTGAGCTTGTCACCTATGTCAAAAAACTCATCCAAGGAAATCCCTAAGACAGCGCAGATTGGCCCCGCGGTATTGATGGACGGCGATTTTGACGCATTTGCAAAAAAGTTGTTGACGGTGGACAGCGGCACACCCGATTCATCCGCGATGTCTTGCGCCGTCAGGTGCAACGCGGTTTTTTTATCTCTGCATAAGTCTTGTATCGTCAAAAAATCACCATCCTGTGTCAAATTTCCCCATATGGGCAGATAAAGTCTCAATCTGATCCGGCAGTATACTACCCATTTCCCCAATTTGGGCATTGCGCTGCCAAACCCATTTGGAGTACGGTTTTCTTGCGGACAGGCAGATGCCCCCTCTGCCGGAAACGCAAAGTGCCCCCGCCGCTTGTTGCAGAGGCGACGGGGGCACTTCATGTTTTTATAGGCCGTTTTGAGTTACGCCATATTCGGCTTGCGCGGAAGTGAAGCCCTCAAACACCAGCTGATCAATCAAGCCTTGCCGTGAAAACGAAGACACGGATAAATAAGTTTTTGCGCATTTTGCAGCTTGTTCATTCCAGTCGGCTCCGCAATTATCAACGCCATAAGTGGCTTGTGCCGCAGTAAATCCTTCAAATTCCAACTGCTCCACTAAGCCACTGTAAGAAAACGCAGACGAGCTTAAATAGATCTTTGCTGACGCAACAGCTTGCTCATTCCAGTCAGCACCACAGTTATCAGCGGCCCAGGTGGCATCTTCGGTGGAATATTGCTCAAATTCCAATTGTTCAATCAGACCGTCATGAGAAAAAGCGGAAGATCTGAGATACTGCTGTGCGCTTTTCAGCGCGTTTTTCTGGCCAGCTGTCGCACTCTGCTCCGCTGCATTTGAGGTTTCGGCAGAAGGCGTGGACGTTGTTGTGCTACTGGGCTGGCTGGGAGTTGCTGCTTCGGATTTGGTTTCTTTCTTTTCATCCGTGCTTGGGGTTTCTTGCGGTGTGCTTACTTCCTGTTCCGGAGGCGTTTTTTTCACTTTGTCTTCCGGACTTTGGGACATGCCGGCCAGAGCCAAGAGCACAACAATCAGCCAGACCCACCATTTTTTATAAAACGGTTTTTTAACTTTGGATCCGCAATGCGGGCATACCTTTGTTCCCTTTTCCAGTTCGTTGCCGCAGAATTGGCAAGAAACATTCTTCCCCATATCCAATCACACAGCTTTCAGATTTTTTCAAATACCATGGTGGCCTGAATGCGGTCGCCACCGGCAAGGCCTTTGCTGCCGCCGTTGGACGTGGAGATGGTATGCAGCCGGTAGCCCTTGGCTGCCTGCCCGTTGATGACGTCCTCCAGCTCCGTTAGATTCCCGGACCCGGTTCCGATGAACTTCTCTTTTAGCGTCACCTGCAAAACAACATAGGGACGATCCGTTCCGGATGCCGTGGAAAAAGAGCCGGCCTTGTTTAAGTTATCAATGAACCCCATGAAAACCCCTCCTAATTTTTGAGAAGCGTCAGGCGAACGTGCACCGGTGGCCGCTTCCCATTTTCTGTGCCAGAATTAAGGCCGCAGCGATCGGCCTTTGGGATATGATTGGAGGTACTTATGAGCAGCCAGACCACCCGCACCGTGTCCGAATCGGACACAACTTATGCTTTGGACCTGTTTGCATCTCTGTCCCCCGCAGATCAAGCGGAGATCATGGCTCTTGCCGTCTCCGCTTTAGCATCTCCGCAATGATCTCATTTTGAGCCTGCGGAGATAGCTGGTCAAAAATCCGGGCAAATTCCTGCGCCAGTCCGCCTCCTTCGGGGGGCGGGCTTTTTTCTTCTTTCCCGGTAAGAATGTATTCCGCCGTGGTGTCCAGCGCTGCCGCGATCTGAGGCAGGTACCGGGTGTACGATTGCGCTTTTCGCTTTTTCCACTCGCTTACCTTTGACGGCGCAACACCAATTTCGGCGGCAAATGCCTTTTGTTCTTTGTATTTTTGCTCGACCAGTGCAAAAATACGGTCTACGGCATCCATTGGTACCACCTCCACAAAATATACAATTATTGAAACGATAATTGTATAAGGCTACAAATTCATGAAATTCACGAATTGTGCATTGACAATTATTGAATCAAGAATTATGATATAGCCATAGAGGACATAGCCCCAAGGACAATATACCACACCGGGGCCAGAACATCAAGAGAGGAGGCGCAAGGAATGAAAGGGACTTACGTCTTTGGCTATATCTGCGGAATTATCGCAGCACTGCTTGTCTTATCAAGGCTGCAGCTACTGTAGCAAGGACGCCGGAAAGAAAGCCCACTACGAAGTTGGCAAGGTAATTTTTTACAAAGTCAGCCCGTGCGTTGGCCTTGTCGATAAAGTAGGTAACGCCATCGTCAGTCAGCGTGATCCAGAATTCATTATCCCCGGCTGGGATCAGCTCGGCCAGCCCTAAAGACTTGAGCAAATAGGCGCTTGGTTCATCCAGCTCCGCCTCGTTCAGATCTGCAGGTTCGCTTCCGTTTTTGGTCAGGGCTTGCAGACGCTTCAAGTTTTTTTCGTAGCGTTTCATCCGTATTCCTTCCGGTGGCTCTGCGGGTCGTCTGTGCGGCCCAAGAGGTAGTCCACGGAGCAGTCCAGATAATCAGCGATCTTGGCGAGGCTGTCTGCGGCAATCATCCGATCATGCCTCATATTGGACATTGTATTGGAGCCCAATTCTAAGTCTGTCAGCATGGTTTTGATTGTCACACCTTGCGTCTTAGCCATGGCTTTAACGCAATCCGCTATATTTGGGGATTTGTACAAGCCTATGTGCTTCATTTTTGTGCAAACCTCTAAAATCATTAAAAATAGAGAAAAATACTTTACAAACGCTAAATTGAGTGATAAGTTATATCCATAGAGGACATAACCCCGAGGACAATATACCACACCGGGGCAACGCCGTCAAGGCGGGAAAGGAGCAATCATGATCGTTAACAGAGTCAAGGAGCTGCGGACGGCTGCCGGCATGACCCAGAAGGCGCTGGCTGACCAACTGGGCGTCACCGTCCCCACGGTGAGCAAGTGGGAGCTGGGCCAGCGGACCCCGGAGCTGGAGAGAGTTTTTCGCATGACGCTGATCTTTGGCGTCACCATTGAGGAGATCGTCCAGCGGACGGAAAGCGCGTGGGAAGGGAGGAGCGGACATGGCACGAGAGCGTGAGAGCTTCCGGGACCAACTGCAATCCTTACAGGCCAAATTCCCGGAGCAGGAGGTCCTGACCAAGGATCAGGCCTGCAAGCTGCTGGGGCTGGACTGGGACGCGCTGGTCCACAATGACGAGTTCCCGGCCAAGAAGGTAGGGAAGCGCTACATCATCCCCATTGTACCATTGGCACGGTGGATGGTTACATGGTAGCGCAGGAAGGAGGAAAAGACAATGGAACGAAAGTACCCGAATTTGTACCAGAGGGCAAGGCTGAGTACCGGAATGAGCCAAGAACGTGCAGCGGAGCTGCTTGGACTGTCGCCGGAAAGCCTGAAGCAGTACGAGGGCGGAAAGACGGTGCCCAAGGACGAGACGGTGGCCAAGATGGTGGAGGTGTATCACCTGCCATGGCTGGCGCTGGAGCACGCGCAGGCCACGGACACGCTGGGCGTGATGCCGGAGGTGACGCCAAGGCCGCTTCCAATGGCGAGCATCGCTTTGCGGAACCGGCTGCAAGACGCAACGGGCCGGTTGGACGCCCTGCTCCGAATCGCGGAGGACGGCGTCATCGACGACACGGAGCGGCCGGAGTTTGACTCCATCGTGGTGGAGCTGCGGGAGACCATGGCGGCCATCTATCAGGTGATCTACTCAGGCGCAAAAAAAGAACGCCCCGAGGCGGCAACCTCAGAGCGTTCAGGGGAAAAAGTGTGTGGTATTGGATCAACCACTGTTGGATGTATCAATTATAGCACAAGATCCACGCCACACGCAAGCCCTAATTTTTGCCGGGAAGGGGGCGTATCCCTGTGACCGGTTGGGCAATGTTTTTCATGGTCGTCGGCGTGGCAACGGTGGCGGCGATCCCGCTGCGGATCGTGGATCGGATGGAAAGATAAGGGGGCAATATGGCCTATGATTTGACGATGGGCGGCTTGTATGCCGTCATTCCCGCCGGGGTCTTGTATGACGACAGACTCCGGCCTGCCGCAAAGTTGCTGTACGGAGAGATCGTGCGGCTGGCGCAGAGCAGCGGATACTGCTACGCCACTAACAAGCAGCTGATGGGCGTCTGCAATTTGACGGACAAGTCCGTCTCGGAGTTGGTAAGCCAGCTCCGGGACTGCGGACACATCCGGGTGGAGATGATCCGGCGTTTCGGTGCCTCCGGAGATGTGGTTCAGAGGCGGATTTTTCTGGGGCAAATTCTGGCAAAAAATGGACCCCAAATCCATGGCGAGGAGGTCCAGGGAGGTATCCCGAAAAATCCGGATACCTCCCCCGAAAAATCGGGAGAGGGTATCCCGAAAAATCCGGAGGAATATAAAGGTATTAAGAATACAAGTATATATCCCCCTATAATCCCCCCAAAGGGGATGCGTGTGAAAACACGAAAAAGCAAGTCAACACCGGCATGGATGCCGGATGCTTTTGAGGCCTTCTGGAACCTGTACCGGACCCGTGGCCGGGCCGAGGACCGGGTGGGCGCTGTCCGGGAGTGGGACAGGCTCAAGCCGGATGAGGCCCTCATCCAGACCATGACCCAGGCGTTGGAGACCCAGAGCAAGAGCGAGACTTGGCGGCGGGGCATCGGCATCCCTTACGCCTGCCGGTGGCTCAAAAACGAGCGATGGAAGGACACCACTCCGGAGCGGTCCGAATCGGACCAGAAGGCGGAGCCGCCCCGGCGGCGCTACGTGGGCAAGCGGATCATCGACGGCCAGGAGGTGGACGTGTATGAGTAATTTTGCCAGCGTGGAGGCGGAGCAGGCGGTCCTTGGCTCCATGCTGATTGACAGCGGATGCGTCCGCCGGGTGGCGGCTATCCTGCGGGAGTCGGATTTCTCCGTGGCCCTCAACCAGGACCTGTACCGGGTGATCGTGACCATGGACCGGGACGGTCAGCCCATCGACGGCCTGACGGTTTGTGCGGAGGCGCTGCGGCAGAGCCTGGCGGAAGAGAAGACGCTGCGGAAGTATCTGGCTCAGCTGATGGAGATCACGCCCACCGCTACCAACGTGGCGGAGTACGCGGAGATCGTGGCCGGGACTGCCCGGCGGCGCGAGCTGAAAACGGCGCTGGAGGACGGGCTGGCGGCCCTGGCGGACCAGGCCCCAGAGGACGAGGTGCTTACTCAGCTGGACGCGGCTATGACGGCCAGCAGCCAGCGCCTGGAGAGTGAGCTGCTTGCTCCCAAGGAGCAGGTAGACGGATTTCTGGACTACCGGGCCAAGATCGACGAGGGCAATATCCCATACGTCCGGACAGGCATCAAGGCTCTGGACAAGCTGCTGGGCGGCGGCATGGTGCAGGATGGATTGTACATCCTGGCGGGCCGCCCCGGTATGGGCAAGAGCGCCCTGGGCGTCAGCATTGCGGAGCATGTGGCCCAGACGGTGGGCAAGGTGGATTATTTCTCTCTGGAGATGTCCAGGGAGCAAATCATGGCAAGGCGGCTGTCCAGCCTGAGCAAGGTGGACAGCAAGCTGATCCTGATGGACACCCTGACGGCAGGTGAGTATAAGCGGATGATCGAGGCCACCCGCAAGGCGGCAGCCACGCCGTTTTACTGCACCAATGGCCGCGCCCAGAGCGCCCAGCGGATCACATCTATCGCCCGGGCGGGCCGGGATGTCAAGCTGGTGGTGGTTGACCACTTTGGCCTGATCCTCCGCCCCGGCAAGCGGCAGGATGCGGACGAGTCAAGAGAGATCACCCACGCCCTCAAGCGGCTGGCTCAGTCTCTTAACCAGCCGGTACTATGCCTGGCACAGCTCAACCGGCAGAATGAGCAGAGGACGGACAAGCGGCCTACGCTGGCGGACCTGCGGGCCACGGGTGCCATGGAGGAGGACGCCGACGGGGTGATCTTTGTCCACCGACCGGACTATTACCGGGCGGACTACAAGCGGGAGCGAGGCGCACCAGAGCGGACGGAGGTCATCCTGGCCAAAAACCGCCACGGTCCCACCGGACGTCTGGATTTATCTTTCTGGCCGGAGACCAACACGTTTAACCCGGCTTATGTGGAGTGAAACATGAAAATCGGAGATATTTTGCATTTGGAGCCGACATTGGAGGCGACCAGCGGGCTGGGCACCATTGGGCCGATCCCGGCCACGGTGATCTATGTCCATCCGGCGGGGCGGTACTACACGGTGGAGTTCCGCAGTCCTATCACCGGCTATAACTGGCGGGAGGCCTTCTGGCCGGAGCTGACACCGCAGCCGAAGAACTGGCGGGGCCAGCCGCATTTCAAGGCCGTAAGCACTGCGGTCTGAGGATCAAGCCAAGGGGGAAAGGTGAATATGAAAACAATCGCGGTATTGAATTTCAAGGGCGGGGTCGGCAAAACCGTCACCACCGCCACGCTGGCGTATCTGCTGGCGAAGCAGGGCAAGCGGATCCTGCTGATCGATGGGGACAGCCAAGGCAACCTGAGCATGTCCTTCGGGATCGAGGCGGAGGAGGGCGCGGACACGCTGGCCCTCCTGACCGAGGGCGCCGGGTACTATCCGGAGTTTGTGACGCTTACCATTTTTGACGGGATCGACCTGATCCCCTCCGACATCAACCTGCTGGTAGCAGACCGGCACATGGCCCAGAGCGGCGTAGGCCGGATGCAGCGGGCCATCGCAGATCTGCGGGACGCCATCGAGGAGGATGCGGACCAGGACAACGCCTACGATCTCATCCTGATCGACTGTCCGCCGGCCCTGTCGGCGGCCTGCACGGCGGCGCTGGCCGCTGCGGATGAGGTCATCATCCCCATCCGGCTGGATTACTACTCCACCGGCGGCATGGCCAATCTGGCGGAGCAGCTCCAGCACATGCGGGCCATCAACCCCCGGCTGTCGGTGCTGGGCGTGCTGGTGACGCAGTTCACCCACATGGCGGACGAGAAGGAGGCCCTCGCGGCCATCCGGGGCGGGGCGCTTCCGGTGTTTGAGACGGTGATCCGGTTCTCCAAGGCTGTGCCCAGCGCCACCTTCCAAAAGGTGCCGCTGCCGGTGGCCCGTCCCTACTGCGCGGCCAGCAAGGACTACGCCGCGCTGGTGAAAGAGATCTCCGGGAGGTGCTGAGGATGGAAAAGCGGAAATTTAACGTGATGGATGTGCTGGGTGAGCAGCTGGCCGGCGTGGCGGACACCATGATGGAGATTCCGGTTGACGATATCCGGGACAACCCCCGGAACTTTTACCCGACGCCTGACCCTCGAACGCTGCGGGCGCTGGCGGACTCCATCCGGGCCAATGGCCTGCTGGAGCCGCCCACAGTGGTCCCTGCCGGTGACGGCACCTATCGCTTGATCTCCGGCCACAGCCGTCTGGCTGCGATCCGGAGCATGTGGGAGGACGGCACCGAGGAGGACTGGTCGCGCTTCTCAAAGATTCTGTGCCGGGTGCTGCCGCCTATGTCGGAGGGGCAGGAGCAAGCGGCGGTGATCGAGGCCAACCGGCAGCGGGTGAAGTCCAACGCCCTGCTGGCCGAGGAGGCGGCGCGTCTGACGGAGGCCTACATCAAGCGCCGGGAGGCCGGTGAGCAGCTTCC